CCCGCCGAGCCTTTGGGGAGGGTGATACCCCCCTATCTGCCAAAAGGCAGATTGGCTGTAAAATCATTATTTTATTTTTTTCAAGCGTTAAGCAAAAATACCATTATTGATTTTTATTTTTAAAATTTAGAATGGCATTCGTTTACATACTTAAATATTCTTTTGAGCGCTTAAGCTCTATACTTTGTCCAATCTCTGCTTTGAGGAAGATTGCGATTACCAACAACCTTCGAATTTTCGACTCTGCTATCTGCATAGAGCTTGTCAGACTTCTGTCTGTTGCATTGCCAGTGAGCAAGCTGCAAATTATTGATGTCTGATGGATGACCGTTTCGATTGATTGGAATGATGTGGTCAATAACTGGGCTCAATGGGTGCGGGTACTTCAGGGATTTGTCTACAGGTAACCCACAAATTCCACAAGTGTTTCTGGTTTTAAGTATGATGTTCTTGTTTTTCTCAAATGCAACACGGTGAGGTCCGTTTCTATCAGGTCGGGGGAGGTTCATCTTGGGGACTTCCTTTTTTATGATTAGGGGGGAGGTGTTTAAAGTCCTCTCTGGTTGTTTTGGNNTTTTCTGTGCTTGACCCCCTCCCGTATTTAACATATCTTATATTCTGTTAAATTCAATCAAATATCCCTAGAGGCATATTCTTCAAGGATCCAGCATTGTTTTTCTAAAACTGAATTTCCAGATTCTCGATATGTTAAATATAAGATGATTTAATACTTAAATTTAAGCATCACATCATCTATTTCATCCTGCTCATAACCAATATAATCGAGCGTCTGCCTCTGCGTTGAATGATTAAATATTTTCATCAACATGACCAGATTTCCTTCTCGTTTATAGAAATGATATCCAAAAGTTTTCCGCATTGAGTGCGTTCCGATTTTATTAAGACCAATATGCAAAGCAGCATCTTTGAATATCAAGTAAGCGGCTTCTCTACTTATGTGATGGATTCTTGCGCCTGGCATACTCCCAGATTTTGACCGTTTTTTCTTTCGACTTGGGAAAAGGAAATCGTAGCTTTTTAAATCATTTCCTCTGATATAGTCGTCCAGGGCCTTCCTTAACTGGTCGTTTATAGGAAATCTTTTCCTTTTTCTTGTCTTTTTTTCGTAGATATCAATGTGGTCACTAAGCACATGCTTGACTTGTAGCGGTATGATGTCGCTAATTCGTAATCCAGAATACAAGCCACACATGATCAGTATATAGTTGCGTTCGCTTTTAGAACGCAGATAATCTTTCATGCGTTCGATATCATCGACTTCTCTAATTGGATCAACCTTTTTCACAACATCACCTCCAAACTACAAGAAAAGGCAGGGTGTGCCTGCCTTCGTCTATTATTCGATAGTACCATTTTAGCACATTGAAATTGCTATTTACTCTTGACTTACTCCGCTTTTACTCCAGAATTGCGACCTGTTCACCGTTTCGATAAAGCTCTGCAAATGCTAATAGAGCTTTGTCAAGAATTTCGTAATACGAGCTCTCTGAGATTGCAAGCTCGTTGTATATTGTCTCATCTTTCTTTCGATGCCAGACTAGATACTTCTCATATATGATCCTACGGTAGTAAGGATCATGTAACTCGCTGACTGCCTGCTCAATCGCATCTAGCTCTAGCTCCGCATCCACTTTTCTAATAGCAAGCTTCTCAACCTGACTGGTCGTATCGCTTCCTGGATTGCGAGGCATGAAAGAGTATGTAGTCGTCACCTTTTGACCATTTTTGTCATTGGCCACACGACGCCAGCGAGGATAGCCTTTTAAAATTTTCTTGGCATTTTCTTTCGTTTTCGCTTCGTTGATTTCTGGGAAAAAAGGCATCTCTCACCTCATTTCTATATATATTCTCATCTTTCAAGGCTCATCAAAACTTTTGAAAAACGTTGCTAGACCATCGAAAAAAGAAGCAAGTGTTCTAGCTATATTCTTGAATCCTTGCCTAACGGTTCTCACGATATCTTCAAGCTCTTCAGGACTTAGCTGAGCCAGCTCTTGAGCTAGTCTCTCTTGCTCACGCAGTAAAGCCTGCTTAGCTTTCTTCTTCTTGATTCTTTTGTTCATTTTTGAAAATTACCCTCCATCCACTAACTAAAATAGCCAATAATAGAACCATCAAGATCGCTATGATAATCAAAGCTCCTAAAATTTTGATAATTTCAAACAATATCATTTCCCACCTCTACATGGATTTTTCATCACATTTTCCTTAAAATCTTCAATCTCAGATTTGACCTTGTCCAGAAGATTTCGCTCAACCATTAAATCATGTTCATTCGCACCTTCACGCTTAATATAGTATTGCAAGGCATGCTTTACAATCTGCATGTGTTTATATTTTAGTTTCATCTCCATCCCCTCCAACGTCGATGTGGTCTGCGTTTTTCAGCTTTTTTGCGATCGATGGCAGAGCGACGCATATCATCCCAGACATGATCCGCATTTTCTAGCTGCAAATCAAGACATCTGACTCTTAATCTGTCAATCTCAGCTTCTTGCCTTTCAATATCTTTGTATGCTCGCTCATATAGCTCATCTTCTAGGAAGCGAATGCGGTCAGCCATCGCTTCCTGAATGATGATGTAAGTTGGTTTCTTGTATTCTGACATTTCTACCTCCCTAAAACGGCAAATCATCATCTGAGATGTCCATCGGCTGGCTATTGCCAAAAGCTGGCGGCATCTGCTCGTCCATGCTGCTCTGATTAGCAGATTTGTTACGACTTTCCAGAAGCTGGAAGCTATCCGCTACGACTTCTGTGACATAGACACGCTGGCCTTGCTGATTGTCGTAGTTACGAGTCTGAATGCGACCAGTAATTCCGATCAAAGCGCCTTTTTTGGCCCAATTAGCA